GGCGGATGTGCGAGCTGTCGGAGTCGCTGGCGGCGATGGTGCAGGTGCCGGAGGGGCGGCAGCAGTCGAGCCCGCGGCTGATGCGCGCCGGCAACCCGTACCAGTTCATCCAGCGATTGAGTTCGAAGGGGACCACGAAGCACGGTCTCAACCCGGCGGGGGTCATCCTCGACGAGCTGCACGTGTGGGGCGCCGGGGAGGCGGACGAGCTGTACCAGGCGTTGACCACGTCGATGGGGGCCCGCCCGAATGGCCTCATCATCGCCATTACGACGGCGGGGTCGGACCTGGAGAGGAGCCGGTGCTACCAGCTCTACGAGCTCGGCAAGCGCATCGAGTCGGGCGAGGTGGAGGACCCGACGTTCTTCTTCCGCTGGTGGGAGGCTCCACCGGATTGCGAGGTGGACGACCCGGAGGCGTGGCGCATCGCCAACCCGTCGTTCGGCTACATCATGGACGAGGAGTTCTACCGGGGGGAATTGGTCAGAAATCCGGAGGCCTACTTCCGGCGGCTGTACCTCAACCAGTGGGTCGACCTGAGCGAGGCGGCATTCGTCACGCCGAAGCAGGTGGACGCCTGCCGGCTGGACGAGTTCGAGCTGGACCCGCGGACGCCGTCGATTGTGGGCATCGACCTTTCGGAGCGGCGAGACACGACGGCGGTGGTCGTGGGGCAGTACCGGGACGATGATGAGCGGCCGTGCGGGCACCGCGGGCCGGCGTGTTTGTTCGTGCGGGCGCGGGACTGGGCGGCACCGATGCGGCCGGATGGGAAGCCGGACCCGGACTGGGAGATTCCGCTGGACGAGGTGGCGCAGGAGATCCGGAGGTGGAATCGTGAGCTGGATGTGGCGTCGAACGTTTTCGACCCGTGGCACAGCAAGCTTTTGGAGCAGGACCTCAGTGCTGAGGGGCTGCTGTGTGAGCACATTTACGCCCAGGGGGAGCGGCGGACCGGGGCCACGGCGCTCCTCCACCAGTTGATTGTCGAGGGGCGGCTGCACTGGTGTGACCCGGTGGTGCGGCGGCATTTGCTCAATGCGCGGATGAAGGAGGACCGGACCGGTGGATACTTCCTGGCGAAGCGGGCCCGCGGTAGGCCGATGGACGTGGCGATGGCGATGGTCAACGTGTGCTACGGCCTGCAGTGGGCGAAGGTCGTCAAACGCCGGCCGGTGGTGATGGCATGGGCAAGCGTTTGAGGCGGGTCGCGACGGGGCTGGTGGTGCTGCTGGAGCCGGCAGGGTTCGGCCTCATGACGGCGGCCATCTGGCGATATGATGAGTCCATCGCGCTGGCATTCGCGGGTGTCGTGCTCGCGGTGTACGGCAACCTTCTGAGGAGGTCGTGATGATCCTGCGAGCACTGGCAGGAGGGCTGGCGCGGGCGTACCCGGCGCAGCTCAATCGCCCGGGGGGGCTGGCGCTGCTGCCGCTGGACCGGCTGTTGCGGTCGGACGCGGGGGTGGTGGTCGACCGCGAGCTGGCGTTGCGGGTGTCGGCGGTCTACGCCTGCGTGAACATTATCTCGCGCAGCATCGCGTCGCTGCCGCTGCACGTGTACCGGCGGCTGCCGTCGGGTGGCCGAGAGATGGTGAGGACGCCCGACACGGCGTTCCTGTGGGGCAGGCCGAATCCGGAGGTGACGAGGGTTGAGTTTTGGGAGACGGTCATTGGCCATGCGGTGCTGACCGGGAACGCGTACATCTACGTGGCCGAATCGGTGGATGGGCAGGGGCGCCGGCGGCCGGCCGAGCTGTGGCCGATCGACCCGGCGCGGGTGCAGCCGGGCGGACGTGACCGCCGGGGACGGCTGACGTACCTCATCGACGGGACGGAGCCGCAGCTCGGGTGGGCGGATGGCGGGAACATCGTCCACGTTCGGGGGTTTGGTATCGATGGCGTGAAGGGGCTGTCGCCGATTGCGATGGCGTCGCAGGGAATCGGGCTGGCGTACGTGGCGGAGCGGTCGGCGGCGCGCATCCTTGGCAACGGCGGGACGCCGAGCGGTGTGCTGAGCATCGGCGCGGACATCACGGCGGACATGGCGGAGGAGATCGCGCAGCGGTTCGAGGAGCGCCACGGCGACCGGGCGCGGGTGCTGGTGCTTTCGAGCGAGGCCAAGTGGCAGCCGGTGAGCATCAACCCGGACGACCTCCAGGCGCTGGAGACGCGGCGCTATCAGACGGTGGACATCGCGCGGATGTTCCTGGTGCCGCCGGAGATGATCGCGGCATCGAGCGAGGGGGCCGGCCTGACGTACGCCAATGTCCAGGACCGGATGATCCAGTTCGTGCAGGTGACGTTGCAGCCGTGGATTACCAGATTCGAGCAGGCGTTGTCGGACCAACTCTTGAGCCGGCCGCAATACGCGAAGTTCGACATCCGCGGGCTGCTGAGGGGGAACTCGACGCAGCGGGTGGAGTACTACCGGGGCTTGGCGGAGCTGGGGGCCATCACGGTAGACGAAATCCGCGAGCTGGAGGACATGGAGCCGCTGCGTGACCAGGCGCCACAGGCGACGGGGGTCTGAGCCCATGACGGTCAGGTGCCCACGGTGTGGGAGGTTCCTCGCTGAGGTTCGGCATGGCTCAGTGCGGGTGAAATGCCGGGATTGCAGTGTGGAGGTGAGCGTCCGCGCGCCCTTTGCGGGGGGCGAAGCGGAGGCGGCATCATGACGGCGACTCGGGCAAGCGGTCCATCGCGGACCAGGTAATCGGCCCATTGCTCAGACCCCGCTAACGGCGGGGGACGGCTCTCAGGAGAGAGCGGTCGTCGGGCCTCAGAGCGCGGAGGCTCGGCGTGGCCGAAAGGCTGCAAGTTTCAGGGTTCGTCCGGCAGGTCGACGAGGAATCGCGGCGTGTCACCGCGGTCGTCTCGACCTCGGCGGTTGCCCGTGACGGGGCAATCATCGAGGTCGGTGGCTGGCGGCTGGACGCGTATGCGCGAAATCCCGTGGTCCTGTGGGCGCACGACGACCGCTCGCTGCCCATCGCGCGGACGGTGAGGACGTGGGCGGAAGACGGCGCGCTCATGCAGGAGCACGAGTTCGCCGACCACCCCCAGGCACAGGCGGTTTTCGACCTGGTGCGCGGGGGCTTCGTGAACGCGACCAGCGTGCGGTGGATTCCCGGCAAGGTCGAGTGGCGGCAGGCGAAGGGGGCGGACGGGAAGAGCCGTGACGTCCTCGTGTTCGTCGATGGCCACGAGCTGCTTGAGGTCTCGTACGTCCCGGTCCCTGCGGACCCCGGGGCCCTGGTCACGCGAGCGGACGGTTCGCCGGTGGAGCTGAGGGAGCTGGCACCGGCGCCGGCAGGCGGGGATGAGGGCGCCCGCCGCCTGCTGGCCATCGCGGGCGCCATCCGGGAGATGACTTCCAGGAGGGGGAGATGACGGAGCAGATGGTGGCCGACCCGGTGGTCGAGCTCGCTGCCGCGCTGCGGGACGGGCTGGCTGACCTGGCCGGGGAGATTCGGGAGATGCGTGGCGACATTGGGGCGCTGCGCGAAGTGGCTGAGCGGAAGCCGGAAGAGAAGCCGGCGGAGGAGTCGGCTGGCGAGGTGCAGCGCGACACGTCGCTGCTGCCGGGCGTGCGGGCTGCGGCGACGGACCGCGTTCGGACGGCGCACGAATCGTTCTGGTGGCGGAATGACCAGGGCCGCGAGGAAAACGAGCGGCGGATCCGGGCCAACCTGGAGCTGGTTGGGCAGCTCATCGAGGGCGCCCGCAAGCTGCGGGAGCGCCCGGTCGACATCCAGATGAGCGAGGAGCTCCAGCGGGTGTGGCGGGCGTACATGTTCGAACTGATGCCGCCCCCGCAGGTGGTTCGGGAATCGGTCTCGGACGACGCGATGACCGCCCCGCGGACCCGCGCCATGGACACGCAGGAGACCGGGTTCGGTGCCGAGCTGGTCGGTGCGCAGTACGTCCAGGACCTCTGGCAGGCGGCCCGGAACCGGGACTCGCTGCTGGCGGCCATCCCGTCCATCACGATGACGGCGCCGACGGCCTACGTGCCCATCG